GGATGTCTACGGCCAGGACTATCTCGGTCAGCCGATGGTTGAACGGTTTACTGGTTCGGCAGCTGCGTCGGCTGGACTTGTTGGCAAAAAAGCGTTCTACCGTGTTCTGTCGGCGAAGAATATCACTCCGGCGACGAACGCGATCACGGTCTCGATCGGTACTGACGTGAAACTTGGCTTCCCGTACAAGGGCATCATTGCCTTTGCTCGTGAAGCGGGTGCGACGATCCTGGCGGCTGCCATCACTGGCACGAACCAGGTGCTGGCGGACCTGACTGATCCGGCAACGAACGTCACCGGCGACCCTCGCGGCACGTACCAGGCTGCGGCTGCACTGAACGGAACGACCAAGATCGAAATCGAACTGTTCGGTGACGGGAGCGTGAATGCAGCAGGCAATGGTGGCTTGTTGGGCATTCAGCACTTCGGCGGTTAGTGTGTGACTCAAACAGGGGTGGGTCATCGCGATCCACCCCCTCGGAGATGAGCAATGCCTGCGACGATTCGAAATATCGTTGACGACGCTCAGGAACTCGTCGGTGAGGTTTCCGGTCCTGGCGTGCAGATGTACTCGGATGATCGCATGTTCGCGGATGCCATCCGGGCGTTCAATATGCTCTACAAGAAATACAACTGGCGTCACTACTGTAATTGGGTCCAGTTGACGCTCGACGGTGTGAAGGGCATACCTACGACCAACGAGCTAGAGTCTGTACTAGACTTCGAGGACATCATTGCGGTACGTCGGGATGGTGCCCACGCGAATCTGAGCATTGCGCCGCGGTCTATAAGCCCGTTTCAGGGGGACATGCTGTCAGGATCAGGTCCGGTGTATTGGAACAGTCTCAATGTGCTTGACCCAGACTATGCCCTGAAGCGTATCTACATACTGCCAAGGACTTCTACTGGCAAGATCAATGTGTTCGCCAAGTTCTACCCAATTCTTCGTGATGCTTGGGACTGGCAGGACACAATGTATCTGGATCGTGACATGTTGGTCTATGGTACGGCTTGGGCTACGCTAGCTACAGACGATCTGAATGCTGCGGCTGCCGATATGACGAAGAACATGATGGAGATGCGATACAAGGACATTCAACAGCAACTGTCGTCGTTCGAGATTACGTTCGGCTCCGGTGGTCGTTCCGGCATACCGAACGAATGGGTAATCGGCAACGTTGGGTGAGTCAAACACCCATTTTCATGAGTGCATGCACCATGTCCGCACTGTTCCCAAAGACGTTTCAGCACAAGACGCCAGCGTCAAAGCTCCTGGACCTATCGCTCAGGAACTTTGGCGGAGGGCTGAATGCTGTCGATGACGACTTCAGTATGGAGCCTAAGTATGCCGTAACGTTGAAGAACTATCGGCGCACTCCGTCTGGTGGTCAGCAAGTACGTTTTGGTAGTAACTGGTTCACTGATTTGACCGGCATCGTGACCGGCACAATCATGGACATGACGTATTTCAATGGTCGTCTGATCGTTGTGACGACGACTGGCCAGATAGCTTCGGTGCAGCCTAATGGTGTCGCCAATGCGATCTGGAGTTCGACGATAGCGGCTACATTGCCTGGGGCTCCAGGTGGCTGGGGTGCTGCCTTTGTCGCGGTTAGCTTCGTGCCATTCAAGGACCAGCTTATCATCCATAATGGAGTTGATAAGCCAATCAGCATCGACAAAGTGTTTCACGTCACGTACTTGCAGGACTTGGCCACTGGCAGTAACGTGAACACGCCAATAGGCAAATACGGATGCGTTGCGCAGAATTACCATTGCGTTGCTGGGATTGTGAACCAGCCAACGACCATCTACATATCGGCAGTGGGCACTTCTGGTGTGTTTCCTGGCGATCCGGTGCCGAACGACTCGATTTCTATTGACGTGGGAGCGTACTCGCCGCAAGGTGCCGCTGCCATTCGTGGTCTTGCAGGTTTTCGCAGCTATCTGCTCATATTCTTTCAAGGCCAGACACTGCTTGTTCTGCTTGGGAATTACGATTCGGGAGGCACTCACAAGCCGCAGTTTCCTGATACGCTACCGAAATTTGGCCTTTTGGGTCATCGCTGTGTGACTCAAGTTGAACATGACATGATCTTTACTGGCCTCGATGGGTTCAGTGATGCGAAACGTAATCTGTTCAGCGGCAACGTTACCAGCGATCATGTCAGTGACCGTATTGAGCCATTTTACCGAAACGTAACAGGTAATCTGACCGATGCGCAGCAGCAGAATAACTGCTTCCTGATCCACGATCCGCTGTGGCACGATACGATTTTGTTCAATCCGTCTGGACGTGCTTTTGTGCATACCGGGAGCGAGAACCTACACTACAGTTCGTGGTCCGAGTACGACTTTCCGACGTTGTGGACGTGTGCATGCACTACGTTCCTTGGACGTGTGTTTTATGGTGCTGGTATGCGAATATTCCAGCATGGCAATCCTGTGTTCCTGGGAGAGAACTGGAATGCAGATCGAATGAATGACAGAGATGCTAATTGGGCACCCAGCACGGCGTATGCAGTCAATAAGATCATTCGAGATACTGTCAATAACATATCGTACACATGCATGCAGGCACATACAAGCGGCACAACTACGATGGCGGCTGACGTTGCTGCATTCCCTGCTTATTGGACGGTATACAATGGCATTCCGATCCAGTTCGAAATGGAGTTACCGTGGCTCTCGGGCAAAGACCCGATGAAGTCCAAACAGTTGCGGTTCATTAGTATCGGAACAGTGGGTTCGGCCGAGTACACAGTAGAGGCGTATGTGGATGGGTTGTATAAGGACGATACCGGCATTGTGCGGTTTGGTCCTGCGCTGTCGATGAAATTCATTGGAGGCGGAACGCTTGGCGCAGGTTACAATGATGGGCCGATGGGCGGAGGCAGGCGTGGAGATGATCCTAGACTGTGGGGCTCTCCAGTCAAGTTCAAGTTGCTGAAACTGAGAGTCGTCGGAACAACCACGAAGCCTCTCCAAGTCCTCAGCGCATCGTTCCTGTACTCTCGTGGTAGGTATAAACGTTAGCTCCCCGATCGTGGTCGAGGAGAACGTTTGACTCAAACAGCCATTCGTGAGGTAGGTCCATGACACTTACATACACCAAGAACTATCGGTTCCCAAAGACCGACTTCATGTCTGAGCCTTGGATTCAGGGCATCTGGGACTCGTTCGATGCTATCGATTCCTTGATGTACGGTCAGGCGGCGAGCAATGGCACGTCGATATGGCAGAACTCGTACCAGTACAATCTGGGCCTTCAGGTAATTGATTCAGTCGATAGCTCGACATGGGTGTGCGTAACTTCGCATACGAGTGCTGCATCGCCGACGACGTTTGCGCAGGATCGAGCGGCTCATCCGACATACTGGAATGCAATCATGCTCTCGTTCAAAGTGCGAGGGCAGTGGCTGAACAATACTGCGTACAACCCTGGTGATATGGTGTACGACACAACGGCAGGTCGGAACATTCAGGCAGTATGTGCGACCAAGCATGTCAGCAATGCTGCTGGTACGATCAATGACGATGCTGCCTATTGGGGATTCACATACAACAGCTTATCGCCTCAGACGGCCTCTGGCATTGGCTACAGCAATGCAGTAAGCCATCTGGTGGCTACCAATGTGCAAACTGCTATTGACGAAGTTGTTGTTGGTTCTAATGCATCTCCTGCAATGGACGGTATTGCTACGGCGGGCGTGTTGCAAAAGCTCTCGCGTGGCGACCATGTACATCCAACTGATACATCGCGAGCGCCACTGAATAGTCCTGCGTTTACTGGTGTACCGACAGCACCTACAGTAGCGTCGATGATAGATGCTACGACAAAGCTAGCCACGACTGCATTTGTGCAAAATGCTATAGTAAACGTGACCGGCGGCGGGAGTATACCTCCACCTAGCGGCGCTATGCCGTTGATGGATGCGACGCCAGGCGTTGTAGGAGTGTCGCCATCCTATACGCGTGAGGATCATGTCCATCCGACCGATACGTCAAGGTATGCTGCAAGTAATCCACTTGGTTATCAGACAGCGGCGCAAGTAACTGCGGCGATGCCTGTGGTTGCAACTGTTGCGCCAGTAATGGACGGTGCTGCAGCGATTGGAGCGAGTGGAAAATGGGCAGATGGAGCGCATATTCATCCAAGTGACACATCGCGGGTCAGCAAGGCCGGCGATACCATGACCGGGGCGCTGTCGATCAACATCGCAGGCAGCAACGCTTCGCTGGCATTGATACGAGCGGCCGGGTTCGGTGCCGATCTGTACGGGCAAACCGGCGCCAGCATGAGATGGCTTATGCGATTGGGCGACGCCGCTGCCGAAACCGGCGCTAATGCTGGCAGCAACTTTGTGCTTTATCGCGGCAGCGATGCCGGGACACTTATCGATTCGCCGTTGAGCATCAATCGAGCAACTGCGCTGGTAACAATCGCATACAATCTCTCAGCCGCCAACATCACGACCGGCAACGTCACGGCGAACTTCAATGGCTACAAGCCTGGTGGTGGTGCGTGGGCTGACAGTTCCGACATTCGCATCAAAAACGTGCAAGGCGAGTACAAGCGTGGCCTCGACGATATTGCCAAATTGCAACCTGTTATCTACACATACAAGGGCAATGACACACAGGACGCACCGGATGCCACGAAGACGGCACCTTATCCAAACAGCAGTCATGCTCAATCGGCGGCTGATGAACGAAAATTTGCTGGTTTGATCGCGCAAGAAGTCGAGGCTGTGCTCCCAGAGATGGTCACGCTGACCAATGCCTACATTGACGGTGTGCCGGTCGATGATATGCGTGTACTAGACACTACGCCGCTGATTTTCGCACTGGTGAATGCGGTGAAGGAATTGAAGGCGCGTATCGAAGTGCTGGAATCTGTTTGAGTCAAACTTCATTCTCGCGAAGCAAGCCCTCACGAAGGTGGGGGGCGGGAAACAGGGCTGCGGACATGACTATTCTCGCCGGTTCAACGGTGATCATTGTCCTGCATGGCTTGGCGGGAGAGGAGATTGACATCAATGCACCATCGATCACTAGCATGCGTGC